TGCTCTCGAGGTTGAGCATGGGCTTCGTCCGATGCACGCCACCATTGAGCGCGAGGTCAATGCCCCAGCGCACGTCCTCCGGCTCTGCGTCGGTGGTAAGCGAGTTGCCACCGTCGAATACGATCAGCGTGCGAACCGGACGCGCGGCTAGATCGCGCGCCACCCACAGAACTTTGTCGGCACGCACCCACACCCATCCGTTCGTATCGTCCTCGTCGGGCGGCGTCTGGCGTGTCCACAGCGCGAACATATGCGAGCCGCCGCTCTGGTCCTGGTATCCCCTGACGTACTCGGTGGGCATGCCGCGCCTCTCGCTGTCGCCGGGAGCGCCGCCCGGCACCATTGCCGGGACGGCTTTCCCTACGTTCACGTGGAGATCCACGCATCGGTTCTTTAACGTGGGGTCGCGTAACGCGCACCCTACGTGTCAGTGTCCATCATCCACGGCTTCGGCTCTTCGCCCGGGGCGAGAACCTCGAGGAACCGACTGTTCTCGTTGTACATGAACAGCCCGTTGCCGTAGTCGTCTAGGGGTGCGACGAAGCGGTGGCCCCGAGTGTCGAGGTCTTCGACCAGCGCCAGCAAGAGCACCGGCTCAAGCTTCCGCTCCGGACCATCCTCACCTTGCTCCTCTACGACCGCCCTTGTGCCCGGATGCGCGGGGATCACCTGGTGGATGCGGTACCGCTCTTTCATCCTCTGCATGACCTACCTCCTCGTGTTGCGGTGGCACCCTCCCCACCCTCCCCACCCACTTTCCTCCCCTCTACACTCTCTCTAATACTTACACTCTTTCTAGGAAAAAGAGGTTGGGGAGGGTGCCACCTTTGGGACCTATGAACGGTTGTACCTAGACTTCTCGGGTGGCACCCTCACCGTAAAAAGGGTGCCACCAGGTTGGGGAGGGTGCCACCCGCTCAGGTCGCGGGATGGACCATCTCGTACCGACGGACCTTGACTCCGTCGATTTTGCGCTCAACGCGTCGGTGCGTGCCGATGCGGGCCATCATCATGCCGACCTTCGTGGCCATGGCGGACCACTGCGAGGCGGGCACCTCTTGCTCCTCGAGGAAGTCGGCGACCGTGAACGCGTGCTTTGCGCGGGCGTACTGGACGAGGCGCGGGAAGAGCGGGTCTTGCGTCTCGTATCCGCTGTTCTGCTCCTCGCGCTGCTGCTCGAGCTCGGGCTCAAGCCAGTGCTGTTCGCCCTGCCGCCATGCTTCCATGGCCTCGGCCCAGACCTGTTCGTACTCGGCCTTGACCAGCTCGGTGTCGACGGCGTCGACCGATACGACCCACCATCGCCGGTTGCCGGTCGGGTCGTGAAGCGGCTCGTCGTCGTTCGTGGTGGCGAAGAAGGCGCAGGTGCGCGGCACCTCGATCGTGTGCTTGCCGTACCAGGGACGGTACTTGTCGGTGGCCGAGCTGATGTAGTTCTTGACCGTGTCCTGGTCTGCCTTGCGCTTGCCGGCCAGCTCGGCGAGCTCGTAGATCCAGACGCCTTGGAGCGCGACGTACTTCTCCTTGCTGTCCCAGTCGATCTTGGTGTTCGAGTACCACGCTGGGTCATGGGCCATGATCTGGCAGAGGGTGCTCTTGCCCTTCCCGTGCGCGCCGTGAAGTACGAGGACCGTGTCGAGCTTCGAGCCGGGTTCCATCACGCGCCGCACGGCGCCGATGCACGTCTTGCGCGCGTAGGCCCGATGAAGCGGCGTGTCGATCACCTGCGCCCATCGGGTGAGCCACGTGTCGAGGCGCGGGACGCCATCCCACTCCAGCGAGGTGAGCCAGTCGCGGACGGGATGGTATCGGTTCTCATAGGCGATGAGCTCGAGCACCTCGTTCGTGTCCACCTTCTTGAACTCGACCCGGTGACGGCTGGCGATCTTCAGTCGCATCTCCGTCACGTCATGGTCGGCGATGGACTTGCCGTTGACCATGATGTTCTGTTTGAGCTCGCTGTACTTGATGTCGCCTGCAAACATCGGGTCGCCTCGAAGGATGGTGTCGAGGTTGAGCAGGCTGGACTTCGGGCGACTGGGGATGATCTGCCCGCCTGCGATTTTCGGAGGGTTCATTTCGAGGTCGAGGTCGAAGGGCTCCTCCTCGTCTGGCGGCGCGAGGTTGAGCATGGCGCGCATTTCGTCTTTGGTGGGCATGGGATCCTCTAGGACAGAAGGGTGTGGAGCGGCGCGTGCCACCCGCAGGAGTTGAGATGCGAGCACTTGGCGTGGCCGGGACCGGAGACGGTCCACCACACCGACTTATCGGCGCACTGCGGGCACTTGACATGCCGCACATGCAGAGTGTGAATGTCGGCCCCGAGCTGCTGACCGAGCGTGGTTCGCGCACTCGGGTCGAGGCGCAGCACGCGGGCGAGCTCCCGGTCGGCGGCGTCACGCGACCAGGGCGTGCGCCTCGGGATGGACACGGCCTTCGGCACCGGGGGCCTCGGCTTCTCCTTGACCATATCGAAGAGCCACGAGGGCGCGTCCACCGCTTCCCGCGTGAATCCCGGCTCGTGGATCCACGCGTAGACGTGACCGCTTCGGTGAATGGTTGGTGGGGCACAGACGTACCCGCCCTCGCCACGCACATCGACACCGGGCGCCATGCGCTGAGCGTTTCGGATGGTCACCCCTTCGGGGTAGCGCCAATAGAGATGCGCGCCCCGCGCGGTCCGCACTCCGAGTGTATGCACTAGTCCGTGCTGTTTCACTTGCTCGTCGTACCACTCTTGAGCAGCGTCCCCGTCGATGTCGAGGACCCACACGCCCGAGACGCTCCCGGTCACAATGCCCACCCCTGCGCGTGGGTTCATTGTCCACCATTCGCGTACCTGGGCTTCGTCGGTCGTCGCCTTCTCGTGCCAGCCGTATAGGCGCGGGTGCTTGCCCCGCTGCTTCTCCTCGCAGTCAATACCCTTCCGACACGCGCACGTCTGCGTGACGGGGTCGACCTCGTATAGCGGGTGTACGCGTAAGCCCGCAGCTGCGTACCGCAGCGCGTATCGGATGTTCACGATGTCCTGCCGTATCGCTCGCCGGGAGGTGCGGGGGGCTTAGCGCCCCCCGCGAGCGGGTGATCAAGCCCGCGTCCGGCGAGGACATCCGTACATTAACGGCGTCCCCTCGCTGGCGTCAACGACTACCCGATGATCTCGACGGTCATGGCGTCCAGGCGCGCGACGTTGCCGGCGTTCGCCACCGACCACGTGCCGATGAGGTCGAGCAGCTGGTCGGCGGTCGTGTCGACCGTCACGCTGGCAGTGCCCACGACCTCGGCGCCAGCCACGTACCCGCCCGCCGCGGCGAACAGATGCTCGCTCGTCGCACGCACAGCACCGGAGGCCCCGGTGCTACGCACGAGGATGTCGGCGCGGAGGTGGAACACGTCGCTGGTGGCCGGGTCACGTGCGGCGATCGTGGTAATGGTCGTCGACCCGAGCTTCAGCACGACGCCGAAGGTGTCGGTGCTGTTCTGCCCGACGATGGTCCCGAGGGCCATGACCCGGATGTGCGTGCCCGCGGTCAGCGCGCCGGCCGGGATGCTGACGCTACCGAACGAGGTCGCGACGGTCGTGTTCTGCACCGTCGCGCTCTGCACGGCGTAGATCTGCCCGCCGACCTTCGCCGCGGGGTGCGTGCTCAGTGCGCGCTTGGTGGTGATGACGCCGGTCACGGCGGCGTCGTGGTCGAGGGAGCGGGACTGCATGAACTCAGGAAGCTTGCTCATTTTGACTCCTACGGGGCGGGTGCGCGCTGAGGATAGCACGCTCACCCCTCGAGGTGTACTACGCCGCCACCTCTCGCCGCCGCTTGGGCCGCGCGCCCCTCTGGCGCCCGACCATGTACGGCAGGTCCATCTTCTTCGCCCACTCTTTCACTGCACACTGAAGAGTCTTGCGGTCCATCGGGCTCCGCGTCTCCTCGGCGATCTCGTCCCAGGTGAACGCGCCCGTGTTCCAGAGCGCGAGGTGCTCGTGGTACTCGTCGCGCATCCGGTACCGGGTGGGCGGGCACCCCCACGCGACGAGGATCTCGCGCATGGTCGAGGTCCGCATCCGTTCCCGGCGCGCCATCCACTCGAGGGACACGCCGTCCATGCGCTCCATGATCCAGAGCAGCACGAGGACGGGGTCATGGTTCGTAGGGGCGCTCATGGCTTGCCCTCTTGAACCATCGCCGTGACGTCTTCGGTGGCGAGCTCGACGGTAAACCATTCGTGCCGCTCAGGGCACACACGACGGCGCACGACCACGTCGGACGTGTACCAGGACGCTACCTCTCCAGCTGCGCGGATGCGCCCGCAGTAAACGCCCGGGCTGTCGTTGGGCTGGCGAGTGTCCACGACGCGCGAGGCCTTGCCGCAGCGGGTGCAGGTCATGGCTCCTCCTCGCGGCGGTGCTCGCCGCGTTCGATACGGTCGGCGTTCAGGAGAAGCAGGCCGCGCCCCGCTGGTGAGAGCGACGGTACGCCACGCTCGATGGGATGTGGCGCGTTCGCGTGTGCGCGGAGCCACGCCACCACGGCGGCGCGCTCCAGAGCTTGGCCTTTGTCGCGTGCGAAGTCGTAGGCTCGCGCGATGTCCTCGTTGTCAGCTCTACGCATTGATCGAAGCTCGCGCAGCTCTGATATGAGCTCCTTCACTGCCGGTGACGTGTAGAGCCCATGCTTCTCGTTCTCGGCGATCCGCGCCTCGAGGTCGTCTAGGTCGATCATGACTCCTCCTCGCGGCGGTGCTCGCCGCGTTCGATCTTGTCAGCAAGAATGGTGCAGGCATCTTCGATGGAGATGGTGATGCCGACCCCGTGGATGGCGCGCTCACGCAGGTGGGCCACCACGGCGGCGCGCTCCTCGTTGCGGGCTGCGTCCATCGCGTGCATGACATGCTCGCTGTCATCACGAAGGCGGCAGCGAAGTTGCTCCAGTTCATCGAACGCGTTCGCGAGAATACGAAGCGTTTCGGCTCGTCCATTCGTCATGCCTTCTCCTTCCTGCGGTGCTCGCCGCGTTCGATGATGTCTCGCAGTTGCCGAACGCGAAGCGTCCCCATCAACAGGTCGTGCGCCTCGGCGATCTCTAGTTCCCGGTCGAGCAGCGCGAGGACGGCGGCGCGCTCCTTCTGTTCTTCGTGCGTCATGGCGTCACCTCGCGCATGGTGACCTCGACCCGCGGCTGCTCATTCCCCCAGGCGAACCACGAGGACGCTGCGATGCTCACGATGCACCGGTCATTCTGGACCACGCGGGCGATCTGCATCGCGTCGAGAGTGATCTTCACGACGTTGTCCAGGTCGTGCCGCGAGGTCGCCGGAAGGCGGTACTCGGGCAGTCCCCACAGCGCGCGGTCGATGTAGGAGGGGCGCGTCTTCGGGCGCGGATGGTAGGCGCGGATCTCGGCCTCCCACAGCGGAGCCGACTCGTTGCATGGGATGTAGTACCTGCCTCCGCAATGGCTAAGATGCTGCTCGCGCAACTGGTGCGCGCCCTCGTGCTCCCACGCACGGGTAGTCTCCGGCGTGCGGGCGCTCCCGGTCGCGCGCGTGAACACGGGACGCCCCTTGCCTCGCGGCTCGAGCAGGATGGTGTAGCTGCGCTCGATCATGGCTTCACCTTGAGCACGTCAGGACCGAAGCGCACCACGCCATCGAGGCGTGCCTCTGCCACCGCCCAGCGGGTAGCGTAGTCGATCATCTTGCGTTCACACTCCGCGTGCCGGGCCTTCTCGTCCTCGAGGGCGCGCTCGGCCGTTTCCAGACGCGTGAGGAGGCTGTCGATGAGCGTGCGCAGCTGCATCGCTTCGTTCATTCCACACCTCCGTCCTTCATGTAGAGCTCGGCGATGTCCGAGGCCGTGAGGCCCAGAGCCTTGTAGAGCTCCATGATCACGCGAGCGGCCGGCCGGCGACGACCGTTCTCGTACGCCTTGATGGCGCTGATTCCGACACCGACGAGGTCGGCGAGCTGCGCCTGAGTGAGCCCGGCGGCTTTACGTCTGTCTGAGAGCGATCCCATTTTTCTTTCTCCACGGGTTGACGTTCCGTGAACCCATTCATAGTATGTGGGTGTCGGGTCGTCAACCCCCCGACGAAGGAACACGATGAACTACGCAAGTCAGGATATCGGCGAGCTGGCGAAGGCCCTCGCCGCCGCGCAGGGCGAGATGAACGCCGCCAGCAAGGACGCCACGAACCCGCACTTCAAGACGCGCTACGCGGACCTTGCATCCATCATGGACGCGTGCCGCGGCCCACTCACGAAGCACGGCCTCGCGGTCACCCAGCTGCCCGGCCGTGACGAGGCCGGACAGGTCACGCTCACCACGACGCTCATGCACGCCAGCGGACAGTGGATCAGCTCGACCATCGGCGTGCGTCCCGCCCAGGAGAATCCGCAGGTTGTGGGATCCATCCTCACCTACCTGCGCCGCTACACGCTCGCCTCGGTCGTGGGCGTGGTCAGCGATGACGACGATGGAGAGGTCGCGAGCCAGCCCGTGCGTACCGCCAGCATGGCGCCTCGTCCGCAGACGGCGCGTGCGGAGTACACCCGCGAGGATCCGGTCGTTCCCCCGCCTGACGTGAAGGCGCGCCTCGATGCGACTGCACAGCGTGTGGCTGACCGCGTGACGCCCAGCGCCACCGTCGAGTCCTACACCCGCTCCACGCTCTGCCCCGAATGTGGCGGCGCGATGTGGGACAATCGTGAGAAGAAGACGAACCCCAAGGCGCCCGACTTCAAGTGTAAGGACAAGTCGTGCACGGGTGTGATCTGGCGCTACAAGGCCCCACCTGCGCATCAGCCCATCCCGGGAGGACCGCTCGACGCCGAGCTTCGAGGCGCTCCCCCGCCGTCTGACGACGACATCCCGTTCTAGCCCTACGCATCACTAGGAGGTCCACATGGCCGCTATCGTTACCTGTCTCTCTCCCATCCTCGCCGCCACGTTCTGCGCGCTGTTCGCGTGGTGCGGCGACTATGAGCTCGCTCTCTGGTGCCTGCTGCTCGGTCCCGCGGGCATGTTCGCAGCTCCCTACCTCGAGGACGCACGATGAAGTCCGGAAAGCTCTACATCGACATTGAGACACTCCCCCCGCTGCTGTGGCCAGAGCACGAGCGCACGGCCTACGTCGCCTCGAAGGTGCCCGGGCAGTACCGGAAGCCCGAGAGCATCGCGGCGTGGTGCCAAGAGAACTACGAAGAGACCTGGTCGCGCGCGGCGCTCGACTGGCGCATCTCGCGCATCGCGTGCATCGGCGCGATGTGGGAGCCTGACGACAGCGATACCCTGCGGTCTGCGTGCTTCGTGGGCGGTCCCACCGACGAGCAGGAGCTCCGCATGTTCACGCAGCTCGCCGACTTCCTCCGCGAGCACAAGGCGTGGGCGGGACACGTCATCGGGCACAACGTGCTCGGGTTCGACATTCCTCGCCTGCACATCACGTCCGCGCGCCTTGGGCATGTGCTGGCTGGATGGTTCCACGAGGTGAGCGAGGACCATCGCAAGCGCGTAACGGACACGATGCACCTCGCCTTTCCGACGCGTGAACGCGTGAGCTTGGCCGACCTTGCCGGCGCCTTGGGCGTGGGCGAGAAGTCGGGCCATGGGTCGGAGGTCCTGCCGCTCTGGCTGGAAGGCCGGCAACCGGACATCACCGACTACTGCCTCAACGACGTATCCATCACTCGCAAAGTCTACCTCGCCCTCAACGGAGTGTACCCCCATGCCGATTCTTGACTGGACCGTGATCGTCATCAGCAAGCCCGTGTCGCACATCGCGTGGACGCACAGCCTGCGGGATGGGGCGCACCTGATCGTCAATCAGAGCGCCGCAGGCCACTACACGTGGGAGCTCATGACGCGCGACCCCATCACAGACCAGCGCGGCCGGGCGTCGTCGCTGGAGGACGCCCAGCGTCAGGCCGAGGGCGCCGCCGTGGCGATGGGCCTCGTGGACGTGGCTAGTGCATACAGTAGGGGCGAGACCATGGCGAACATGGACCGCGCCCAGGTCGCGAGCCTGATCGATCTGGCGCTGCGAGATCAGTCGTGAAGCCACCCGGCCATACCTGCCCGGCTATCGACCGGGCACAGTCCGCTCTCCGTCGTCTCGCGTGGCGCTGCGCGAACCCAGATCATCAGGGCATCACGCCTGGCGAGGTGCTGGTTGAGGGCCTCGCGGCGCTGGAACAGGTACGCGAGGAGAACAGGCAGATGCGCGCGGCGTACCACGCGAAGGTCAACCCATGAGGGCGCGCATCCTCGTCGGCGACTGCCGCGAGAGCATGGCCACGCTCGAGGCCGAGAGTGTGGACGCGGTCGTGTGCGACCCGCCGTACGAGCTCGGCTTCATGGGCCGGAAGTGGGACTTGAGCGGTATCGCCTATGACCTTGAGGTGTGGCGTCAGGCTCTGCGCGTGCTGAAGCCCGGCGGGCACCTGCTCGCCTTCTCAGGGTCGCGAACCTATCACCGCATGGCGTGCGCCATCGAGGATGCGGGGTTCGACGTGCGCGACCAGATCATGTGGCTCTACGGGAGCGGGTTCCCGAAGTCGCACGACGTGTCGAAGGCCATCGACAAGGCGGCGGGTGCGGAGCGGGAGGTCGTGGGGAAGCACCCCCAACCGGGGAGCACCAACGGAAGGCTCGCCATGGGAGACGGCTGGCAAGTCGCACCCGACATCACCGCTCCCGCCACCGACGACGCCCGCCGCTGGTCCGGATGGGGCACGGCCCTAAAGCCAGCGCACGAGCCGATCTGCATGGCGCGGAAGCCGCTGGTCGGGACCGTCGCGGCGAACGTGCTGCGGTACGGTACGGGTGCGATCAATGTGGATGGGTGTCGCGTAGGAACAGACAGCACACGTCGCGACACGGGTTCTGCGGCTATGTGGAACAATGCAGGGCGTGTCGTCGGAGGTAGTGACTGTGGACGCTGGCCCGCCAACGTCCTCCACGACGGCAGCGACGAGGCAACCGAGGGGCTACGCGACGCGGCGCGGTACTTCTACACTGCGAAGGCCGACAGGTCCGACCGTGAGGAGGTGATCGGTGACGTACCAAGGCGCAGGCCTCCTGCCGTCGAGTGTCAGGGCGATTTTGGCAAGAGTGGCCTAAACAGTCCACGGGCAGGCGCTGGTAGGACAGCGCGCGATCTAGTGAACATCCACCCTACCGTGAAGCCCACCGACCTCATGCGCTACCTCGTGCGTATGGTCACGCCACCCGGTGGCCTCGTGCTGGACCCATTCACCGGGTCCGGTTCCACCGGCCGCGCCGCCATGCTTGACGGGATGCGCTTCGTCGGGTGCGAGCTCTCGCCCGAATACGCCGAGATTGCGCGGGCGCGCATCCGGTTTACGCTCGGGCCGCTCTTCGCGCATCTGGTCGAATGATGTTCGCGTGGCTAACCGTGGCGACCATCGTGCTGCTCGTGGGCGCGATGGTGCAGCTGCTCGCACGGGTCGCCGTGTGCGTGCTGCGCGCTATCGTGTCTCGACTACGTCAACGTCAGCAGAGCGCACGTCGGTCGAGCAGTCTCCGCGGACTGTGTCGACCGTGAACTCTGGCCCCCACGCCTGACGCGCCTTCGCGACGGCACGGCGCCAGACGCGACGTACCTGCGCGGCCTCGTCCTCGGCCTCGTTGCACAGCCGATGCGTCGTGACCTGCACACGCACCACGACGGGGTCGACCTCGACCACCTGTGCGGTGATCGTCAGACCGACCGGCCACTCGCACGCGTCGAGGCGCGGGTCGGCGATGGAGAGGACCTCACCGACCTCGACCGCGCACGAAACGTCTAGCCCTTCCACGGCGCGTAAGTCTTGCCGTCCCACGTGAGCGCCTGGCGGCTCTTCTCGCGGGCACGGTAGGGCTCACCCAGCGAGACGTGGATCCACGACACCTTACCGCCCGGGCCCTCGAGGATCGCCTGTCCGTAGGGGATGCCGCTCTCCTTCACGATCCACGCGAACACGACCTCAAGCGCCACGCCGGGCACGACGATGTCCGCGGCCTGCCCGCTCATGTGCTGCGAAGTCTTCGACCCGCCCACCGCCGTGTTCACGGCAGGACCACGAAACGCGCTGTTGATTCGCACGGCACCGAACTTTGCCCGGATCGGCTCGAGGACCGTGGTCGCCAGCGCCGTCAGCGCACCCATACACGCCTGCGCCTCCTGACGGTTGACCGCCTGGAGCGCGGTCTGCCCGGTACGTGTGAGCTCGTCAAACGTGAAGTGTGGGGACAGGTTCACGGCTTCCTCCCTGCGGGCGCTGGCTTCTTCTTCGCGGCCTTCTCGAGCTTCTCGACGCGCGCGATCAGCAGCTCGGCGTCGAAGTCGTCGGGAAAGTCGGGCAAGGTCATGCGCGAGGCTTTGGCCTCGACCGCGGCGATACGCGCCTCCAGCGAGGTGTGCGCTGCCACGCACGGCGGCGGGCTCACGCTAGGGGCCTGCATCTTCGCGTTCAGCTCAGCCATCGCCAGCTCGTGCGCCTGCTCGGCCTGCTTGTTGGCGAGCTCGGCCTTCTGCTTCGAGCTCTGCGAGTAGAACTTCCACCCGGCGCCGCCGCCGAGGACCGCGACGATGGCGAGGACCACACCAATCATGCCGCCTTCCTCGGCGCCCTGGGCGATCGTGACGATCTCCTCGGGCGACGGGGTCGCAGCCTGCGCCTCATGCGCGATCAGGCCCGCGTCATCGCTTACCTGCTCCACGATGGCGTCCTTCGCTGGCTCCTGTGCGGGAGGCTTCTCCTCGACGGTGAAGTGCTCGGGCATCAGCGGATCTCGTTGATGAGGATCTCAATGTTCACACTCGTGTGCGAGATCGAGAACATGCCGAGCTTCGTGATCGGCGCGATGCCCGTGTTGGGGTTCGTTCCGACGGTGAACGTCCGCTGATTGTCGATCGTGAAGTACACGTTTGCTGGCGCAGCGCCGCCATCGGTAAGCGTCTGATCGGTGGACAGATACAGCCCCTTGGTGGCATTGTCGCGGTTGTGGACGATCACTTGATACTGCCCCGAGGTCGGCAGCGTGATCAGGCGCACCTGTCCAGCAGTGCCAGGCGTGGTCGTCCAAGCGACGAGCGGGAGAGTAGACGGAGCGGAGAGGTCGAGAGCGGCCATAATGCCTCCTAGTCGAGCGCGTCGACGGTGAGCAGGTAGACGAGCTTGCCGGCGAGCGCGAGCAGCTTGCGGCGCTCGGCACGGGTGATCTTCGTGCCGCCGTCGCCGTCGACCGCGCGGGCATCCTTGATGGCGTCGAGGAGGACGAGCACCTCGGCCGGGAGCTTCATGATTTCGTCAGGGGATAGGGGCACTGGTCACTCCTGTGTGCGTGTGGGCCATCGCGGCGACGGTCGCCAACTGGCGCTCGATAGCGTCGAGACGACCTTCGATACGGCGCTGCGACGAAATGATCTGCTCGAGCTGCGAGGCGTCCACCTTGGGGGCTGCGCTCGCCTCGGCAGACTGCATCCCCAGGACACCGCCACCGCCAGCCATTGCGGCGCCGACGATCAGCAGCGCCCATACCGGGACTGCGACGAGGCGCTGCGACCACGCTGCCTGAGATTGACTGTCGGCCATCAATGCCCCCACTGATGCGCCGATACTAGCGCATCACGCGCGGAAACGCACGACCAGACGGCCCTCATCGTCGAGGCCCTCGCTCCAATCCTCGCCCCACGAGGCGCACGTCACGCCAGCCGGGAGGCGCGCGGCGTCTACCGTGTAGCCGACCTGTAGATCGATGGTGACCACGCTCGGGTTGGCGGCGACGATGGCGAGGACGTAGTCGGTGCAGTCCATGGTCAGACCTTGAGGAGCAGCGCATCGGCTGCGGTAGAGGGATGGTAGGCGACGATGTAGCCCTGCTCGACGCTAAGGTATCGCCACGTGTTCGTACTTGCCGCGTCGGACGTGTGGTACATCTCGCGGAGCTGGCCCCAATAGGTCGAGTTGATGACGCCCACCTGCACGGGGATCCGCGGGATCTCGCCTGCACGATTGGCCCAGCCGGTCGGAAAGGAGGTCGAGGTCATCGGAGCGAGCGTGCGGATTAGACCGGTAACCGTCGTGGAGGCGTTGTTGAATGCGCCAAAGTGCGAGGTCCCATTGACCGTGTAGTGCCCGAGGAAACCGCCATCGGCGGCACCGATCGATGCCCAGGTCGCGGAGAGGTTGGCGACGCTGCCAGATCCAGACATTGAGTAGATCCGGCCGTCGCTCTCGCCCGTGCCGGCCGACGTGGAGAGCGGGTCGATGATCGCGCCGAAGCACATGACGGAGGTCAGGGAAGCAGAAGCGGCCACGAACGGCTGCACGATGCATCCCTCTTGCGACTCCCACATAGCGACGCGGTCATAGGCAGCGACCGAGAACGCGCGCGTGCCTCGCCAATAGCCCGAGAAGCCAGACGTAAACGGCTGCGCGTCGTACCAGTTCCCGAAGGTCCCGCTCCCACGGTTCATCCCGTAGACGAGCGCGTTTACGAGCGTATTCGTATCGGGAGACAGAAGAGGGTAGGCGCGCACCGTCGATGTCGTGCCGCCGATGATGTACCGCATGTCGAGGGCGTTCGTCGGCGGGTTCCCGTAGGTCGCCTCAGTCGTGCTTGAGATCTGCTGGCGCAGCCACGTCCACGCGCTTCCGCTACCCGGTGTGCGTGTCGACCCGTTCGCGTAGGTCGTCGCCGTGCCGAGCGTGTAGATCGCGTCAAGCATGGCCGGCACGGTCGATGAGCCGAGCGTCGCCGTGCCTACGTACTTCCATGCGAGAGGAGACAGTGCCATTAGGAGATTACTCCTGGCGCCACCTCGGCGCTCTGTGTGGAGATGGAGTCGTAGATGAAGTCCTCATAGGTAGCCGGGTCGTTGAGAAACCCGACCGCCGCGACGATCGATACCCACTGCAGGGTACCTCCTCGACGCACTAGCATCGTCTCATCGGCGGTGGCCTGCACGACCTGTGCAGCGCCTCCACCGTTAAACGCTGCAACGCTTGTCGTGCTGCCCGTATGTCCGCTCGAGGTCCACCCGAGCGTTGAGAGCGCGGAGTGCGCTGGCACCGCGGGAGTCCCGTGGGTGTGATCCTGCCTAGCGACGTTAGTGCTCGTGCCAACGGCGCTTGACTGCCCGAAGGCCGTCTCCGACACGACCGACGAGGCGAGCGGGACCGTGGGCGTGCCGTGGCTGTGATCGCCGCGCGCGTAGTCCGTCGAGGTCCCCACGGCCGGGCTCTGCCCGAAAGAGGTTTGGCTGACGACCGACGAGGCCGGCGTCCCACCGCCGCCGCCGCCGCCCGAGGCCGCGACTGTGACCGTGAGGACCTCGCCCGTGAGGCTCTCGGAGATCGTCACGTTCGTGCCGGCGACCAGCTGCGCCACGCGGGCGAACTGACCGGTGCTGTTCCGTGTGAGCGGTATGCGTGCCATTAGGCCCCCGCCTCGATGTATCGCAGCGTGAACGTCACCGTGCCGTCCTCGCCCCAGGTGACGCCCTCGATCATCATCATCTGATCTTGCGCGGCGATCTCCATGTCGGTCAACGTCACAAGGTCCCCACGGCGTAGCCACCCGTATCGCTGAGGCGCGACGTACTGCACCATGCGGGACGGCTGCCCGTAGCGCGCGGCCTGTGCGACGAGGACCTTCGTTGCCGTGATGGCGTCATGCACGACCGTCGTCTCGACCACCTTGCGCCGTAGACCGTACCGAGAGACGGGAGCGATGAGCTGCTTGATCGCGACGCGGAAGGGGTCGGCAACATGGACCTCTCCCGTGATGCGCCTGAAGGACCGGTAGCCGCCGGTCTGCGGGTCCCACGTATAGCGGAGCTCCACGTAGGTGGCGACCTCGTCGGAGCCCTCGTAGCTGATGCGCCCCACTCGCTCGAGGCTCGGGTCCACGTCGGTGGATAGCGCGGCGAGGGCCTGCGTCGCGTCAGGGTAGACCGGCCACAGGTACGGGTAAACGCCGCCGGGGCCTGCCGACATGGCAAAGGGGAAGACCGTCGCGAGGACCTCGGTCATGTACTCGCCGAGGGCCACGGGTTCGTCGATGTACCCCGAGGTCGCGTATTGATTGAGCCCGGTGCGGGCCCCGTCGACCCGCGACCAATCGACCCGAAGCGCCGAGCGCCGAAGCACGTGGGCGATCAGGTCGCCAGCGCCACGGATGGCCTGCGCGCTCTCGTCGACGAGGGCCGCGCCGTTGTTCCAGATGACGAACAGATCATCCGTCAGCACAAGCGACGACGTGCTCGTGTCGACCACGACCCACGCCACGACGGGGATCCCGCGCGTGACGCCGAAGTACTCGCGAACGTCCTCGTAGTACACCACGAACGTCTCCGTGGTGCCGGCGCTGTCGATGATGTCGACCGAGAACGCCTCGACGTAGTGACACGCGACCGCGAGGTAGACCAGACTTCCGACCGTGCCGATGATCGGCGCCGGGCTTCCCGCGGACACGCCATCCCCAGGTGTGCCCCACACCATCGGCACGATCACGCCAGCGTCACCCGCCGTCGCTGCCGGGTTCCCGCTCACAGCCTCGGCCAGCCACGACGCGATCGTGATGGGTTCGAGAGGGAGCGTCGTCTGATCGTCGGCGACCATCTCCTCGAGACTGCAGGTCACGGGCTCCCACTCGGCGCCGTACTCCGGGTCGACCAGCTTTCCACGCACGATTACGCGACGCTCGTCCCACTCGGTACCCGCCGCCCACTGCGAGAGCTCGCCCACGGCCCCGTCGAGGGCGTGGCCTTGGGCGATCAGGCCGGGCACGTCGAGCGGTAGGATGAACGAGAGCGGCACCGAGAGGCGCGGGCTCTCAACGCTCCAAATCTCGAGGGCTTCCTCGACCTGCGGCGCGTCGATGAGATCGGGCGTCGTCGTGACGCTGCCGGCCCCGTCTACGATGTAGAGCCCATCAGTCGACAGGTGGAACGTGCCGCCTGCCCACGTGATCGAGAGCACCCAATAGAGGTCCCCGCGGAGCTGCGCCTCGGTCCACCGGTCGGTCACAGTTCCTCCTCGAGTCGGATCGACGAGGTCCGCACGACTTCGCCGGTAGCCCCGTCGCTGGAGAGCCACTCCTCGCCTTGCACCGTCTCAATGCTCACGTCGGAGACGATGCGCCCGAAGAGCATCAGATCCGGGTGGCTCGCTTGGTAGACCGTGCCGAGAGCCTTTCGCTCGATCCACGGCAGGTACACCACCGGGGTCGCGCTGCCGTAGAGCTCGCGAACCAGACCATCCATCGAGAGCGGCGCATCGTACCAGGTCGCCGCGGCCTCTCCACCACCCGAGGCCGCGGCGTTCACGTAGTCGGCCGGCGTCCCTGTCCGCACTGCCGACACGTCGGTGCCATCCGTCCACCCAAACTCAACCGACCGGCGAGCCGGCCCGAAGTTCTGCGCTCGACGAGCACCCGAGCGCCCCGTCGTTAGCGCCGTGTTCGCCGCTGTCTGCATCGTGCGGCCCCAGCTGTAGCGCCGACCGAACGCCATCACGTGCCCTAGGGCGAGCGTGCCGATCTCGAAGTAGCTCTCGACCGTGTGCTGTGTCGGGATCGTGAGCCGGTACGCGTTGTACCGCGGGTCATTGTTCCACACGAGGATCCCGCTGCGGTGAACGATGGCGCCGGTGGTCCCGCTTGCGCCGATGCCCGAGGTGTTTGCGATCTCGAGGCGCAGCTTGCGACCTGCGAGGTTGGTCCACCCGCCTTCGCTGCTCGAGGAGATGGCCTTCGCTGTGAGGCCAGCCGCAGCGGTCGTGTCGGGTACGAAGCGAGCACCTCGAAGGATGCCGTGCGGCCAGAAGTAGCCGGCCGAGGTCGCGGCCGTCGTGTCAGGCTCGATCATCGTGCCAGCACGTGTCCACCGCAGCGGTGCGCTAGAGGCGCTCATGTCGATCGTGCCGATGGCCACGAACGTACCGGCACCGTTGCGCCCTTCGAGGGTCGCCGTGCGGAAGTTGCACCCGCCGAGGTAGAGGGCGCCGAGAGGACCGCGCATGGGCGTCACCGCACCCGCGCCGGTTTCGATCACCCACGTAAGGATCTGCTGCGTCGCGTCGGTCGAGCGCCACGTCTGACGCGGCGAGGGAGCCACGCTCGCCAGGACATTCTCCACGGCGTAGTCGTGTCGCGGCGTGATCGTCCACTCGTCGCCAACGAGCGTCGGGCCAGCCACCGCGCGTGCCGACATCCCAAAGGCCAGCAGCTGCGGGTACGCCGAGAAGGGGCGACCCGGCAGATCGGTGGGGAGCGTGAGATTGTAGACCGATGAGACGCCGGCCACGGCCTGCCAGCCTACGCCGTACCAGTTCGACTCGGACGCGTTGGCCTGGTTGAAGTGTCCCCAGGTGATCGATGTTGCCGCGGCCGTGACACCGGCATCGGACACCGTCGACACGTTGCAGATGCGCGTCGCGGGGCGCAACGTGGCGAGCCCGCCGGCAGAGGTCGACAGGTATACGACGGCGTTACACCCGGCCGCGCCGTTGTTCTCGAGGAAGGCGCGCACGTGAATCGTCGTGCTCGCCGTGACCGTCGTCGTGGCAAGGGTCGCGCCGCCGTTGCTGTCGAGCACGTCAACGGTCGTGCCCGAGTAGCGCACGCGGAAGCCGTAGGTATTCGTCCCGTTGCTCGAGGCGAGGCGCAGCTCGCTCCGCTGCGTGATTGCAGCCCACTCGGCGAACGCCGCCACCGTGTGGTTCGCGGAGAGCGCAGGGCCCGCCTGCGTGTACGTGTTGACCGCCGCACCGGGCACCTGCAGGTTGAGGTACCCGCCAGCATTCAGCGACACCACAGGGATACCGGCAGTCGCCAGCGTCCACCCGGCCGAGTCCGGCAGCCAATAGGGCAGCCACGTCAGACGCGACCCGAGCAGGCTATCGCTGCGCGCCTCGCTTGCCGGGGACCACGGCATACCCGCCGTCGTGTACCCCGCGATCGCCGTGCATCCGATCTGACCCGGCCACGTCGCCGAGTCCCACTGCGACACGAGACGGAGCGTGCCGTTGTACGCACTCACCGTGCCGCCGACCCACTCGTTCCCGGTGCCGGCGAAGAGCGGCACGTTGGGGACCGTGGCGCTCTGAAAGCCGACCTCGGTCCATGTCGTGAAGATCTCCGTCGTGCTGCGCGCGATCTGGGTCTGCTGGTTCGTGACGAAGTCGACCGCGAGGACGTACACGGTCCCGTCATCGTCGCGCGTGGCGCAGAGTTCAGTCGAGGCCGAGAGCTGCCCACCTACGGTCAGGTTTGCTGAGGGCGCCGAGAGCGCCGAGAGCGTCGTGGTGACCACCGTCTGCCACGCGACCCACGCCGAGGGTAGCACCTTGTAGAGCACGGCCGAGTTGGCGCCGTAGGTCGTGCGGGAGCTTGCGCAGAAGACGGCGACGAATGACCCGGATGGCGTCACGACGAGGTCATGCACGCCGCCCGTGTAGTCGTTGGCTGCGGTCGTGTTGTCGACCGCTTGCACGAGCGCAAACGACGCGCCCTCGTCGGACGATGCGTATTGCCGGAACGAGTCCGCAACGGTCGCCGTCGTGTCGCGGAAGGCTAGCACCATAAGGACCTGACCCGCCGAGTACGCCGCCCGCAGACGACGAGGCGGTGTCGCGGTCCCATCGAGCTCGTCACGGATCGTGCTGTCGGCGCTCTTCGTCCAGGTGGCGCCGTCGTCGGTGCTGACCCACGCGCGGATCGTGTACTGCCCCGCTGCAACGGTCTTCGTGGACAGAAGGAGCAAGCGCCCCTCGGGCAGACGCACGAGCGTCGGGCAGTACGCCACAAGGCCAATCGCCTGGGCGTCGATGACGATCGTTGTCGTCGTGGTCCCTACCGTGCGGAGCACCACGAGCGAGCGGATAGCGCCGGCAGACGTGAACCGCTGCGCCGCGGTGAGCATCGTCCCGTCGTCGGTGTGGATCGTGTGCAGGTTCCCGTATTGATTGGCAGCGCCACCCGACGCAAACGTGTGGAGCGGGCTCCACCCGGCGAACACGAGCGGACCATTCCAGCCGAGCCAATCGGTGCCGTTTGTCCGCAGCGCGAAGGCGCCCGGCTCGATCTCACCATCGGGCGAGGAGGATACGCCACCCGCTCGCACCGTGCGGATCGTGACCGTGCCGCTCGACATCTCGCCGCTCGACTCGAGGACCATTGACGAGGCGCTCGTCGGCACCGGTACGCCAGGATGCGCGCCCGCCTCGGAGTACGTCGAGAGCGACGTAGAGAATGACGACGCGTTGATGCGCTCGTCGTGAACGAGGATGCCGCGGAGAGCGTTGACCGTGACCGCGCTGCCCATCGTTACCCCCTCTGTCCGAGCCTACGTCCTGCGTTTAACGCACGAGGAAGGGTCGCGTTCGTTCGCAGATGATCGCGCACGAAGTAGTCGAAAGACTTGTGCTTGTAGACGATCTGCACCGCGTGCCCGCCGCCATGCCCGCCGCTGATCCCGGCGTTCGCCTGACGGATCGCGTCGTCGCCGAGCATTGTGCGGCCCATCGGGTTGAGGACCGCCTCCCCGCTCCGAACAATCGCCATGCTCTCGTCAGGCTGGCCGATGAGCCCGCCCTTGTGGAACTTGGGCTCGGTGCTCTGCACCGTCGCAAGCTGGACGGCGCCGGCTGCGGCTGCACCCGCTGCGGCTAGCGCGTTGAACGGAGGAGGCGCAGATGCCAGAGCCTGCGCGACAGCTGCCGCCGTGTTGACGACGACCTGTGCGATCTGGAGCGCCTTGTTCACCTCGAACGCCTTACGCGCTGCTTCCTTCGCATCCTCGACGCGCTCCTTAGCCTGCCGGCGCTCTTCCTCGGTCGCGTCCTTCCCGAGGCGCTTACGGGCTGCGATAGCCTCCTCGACCTTGCTGTTTGCCTGCTCGGTGAAGAAGTCGCTCACCTGCTGGAGGTTGCCGTACAGGTCGTTGGCGTAGCTCTGCACACCCGAGAAGAATGACGCCACGTCCTCGACGTTGAACGTCTCCTCCTGCGCCTCCTTGATCTGCTCGAGCTTCGCCCGGTACTCATCGAAGGTGATCGTCCCATCGCGCATCGCCTGCGTGACCTGTTCGGTCAGCGTGGCGAACTGCTCTTGACGCGTGGGGACCTCGGGCGGGATGAGCGCCTCAAACGCGCTTTGTAGCTCCTTCGCCGCCTCTGCCTGCCGCTTGAGGTAGGCGTCGATCTCCTGGTCGTCCAGCGCCTCGAGCTGCTTGTCGAGCACAGCGATAGCCGCCGTCACCGTGCCGAAGGCCTCTGGGTGCTTCTCGAGCTCGGCGCGTAGCTCGCGCTGCTGCTGGAAGATGCGCCCGGTCTGGTCGAGCTGCGAGTCGATGATGCTGCGCGCCTTCGAGAGCACCACGTCGAGCTCGCGCTGCTGTGCAGCCTCGACGGCCAGAGCCTCAGCATGCGCGCGCGCGGCGGCTGCTGACGCATCCTTCGCCGCTGCACGGCGCTTGTCGTTGCGGGCTACCTGGTCGATAGCCTCGGCCTCGAGGCGCATGAACTCGATGCTATCCTCGGTCGTTGCGTTGACCTCGACCAGACGCGCACGGCGCTGTGCCTGCGCGGTCGTGATGGCTTCGATCTCGGGCCCCAGCTGGGCCAGCTTCGCGCGCTCCTCGTCGGTCGCCTTCCCGAGGAGGATGTGGTTCGCGATAGCCGTCTGCTCTGCCTGACGCAGCGCGAGGATGGCGTCAGCGCGTGCGATCTGCTCCTGCGTCGCAGCCGTCGTCGCCGCGGCTTCCTCGCGTAGCGCCTCGCCTCGCTTCCTAGCGGTCTGCGCCGCCATCGTTTCGAGGCCGGTCGAGATCCGGATATAGTCGTTGACGCCGGAGAGGCTAGACGCGAACTTCGCGTTTGCCTCGTCCGCTGCCTTCGTCGCCGCCTCGTACTTCTCCAGAGCGACGGCCGTCTGCTCTGCGCGTCGCTGCTCCTCGAGAATGAGCTCCCCGATGGGGGCGAGCCCCGCAGCGAAGAGCGCAAGCGTAGCCGTCAGAGGGAGCAGGATCGCCCCGAAGCCCTCGAACGCCAGCGCGCCCACCTCGCCCACGTCCGCGAGGTCGGCCACGTTGCGCGCACTGTCGCCGAGCGCCGGCCCCAGCATCGACAGGGCGCCCGCCAGCTTGCCCGCAGAGGAGCCTACGGTACCGAACCGGTCTCCGACCTTGCCAACGTCCGCAGCTGCCTCACGAGCGCTCTCAGAGGCGCTAGTCATCGCCCGCTTGCTGGCATCGGCCGCAGCCTTCGCAGCACGCTCGCTCGCGCGAATGCTCTTGTTGAGCTCCGCGGTCATGAGCCGCGCCTGCTCCGCGGTCAGCCCAGGGATGCTCTCCAGCTGCTGACGCAGCCCCGAGAGGTTGGCATCGACTGAAAGCTCAACGGTAGCCATGGGTTCTCCCTACGCCGCCACGCGTCGCGCTGCGGTCTGCAAAGCCTTGTCGATCTCTGGGAGGCGCTGCTTCACGAGGCGCTTGCCGTAGTCGAGCACGACGATCTTCCAGACGTTCTTCCCGTCGCGTGGGCGCGCGCTCTCGGTGTTGATGCGGAACACGCCGATAGGACGCCGGGTGCGTGTGTACCGTTCGACCGTGTAGCCCTCGGGGATGGTCCCCGTGTTGCGGTACTGCTGCATGATGGTCGAGAACTCTTCGCCATCCACGCGACGCCCGAGGCGAGAGAACGGACCTGGGCGGTGCACGTA